AACTGTTGTGGATAGATCTTGGAAGCACTTAAGTTGGAATAAAGCCTTTATAGGAGCAATACTCAATTACCCCAGTAGGTGGCAATATTCAACTATCTCACTTTCCAAGTTCTAGTTTCACTTTAAATAAGTATTGAAACAACAACAATAATAATAAAATAGGTTCTCGAATCAAGCGGTTTATTATTACCAGTAAGTTAAATGATAAATGGCATACCCTTACAATCTAACAGCAGAGCAATGAACAAAATAAGATAAAATCTTACCAAGCCTGGAGAGTCCAGTCTCACTCTAGACGCAGCTAGATGTGTGAGTAGGAAGCTCCCGTACAATCTAACAAGATACATTTTATACTCTTACAATTCCTAAGTTACAAGCATGGTTATAGGTTTCAAACATGAAAAAGATAACTCTTTCCTGTGACTAAGATCCTTAAGGGATTCGAACTAATAAACTGGGTGGAGTGTCACACATCCCAGGTTTCTGTTTTCTGTGTTCCATCTCTCCCAGTTTATGCCTAAAGCTATGATTATTTCTTCTATATACTTCTTGCGTAAGCAAAAGCCCAGGCCAAGAATACTGAGATGGCTTGTATTCAACATCTATCAGTATTTGAACTGGGGACTGTTAGATGGCTGCTGCTTGAGTACAAGTTTGTTTCCCAGTGAGTAGAGCCACCCAACAGCTATTCTAATCCTAGAGCAAAATCAAGCATGAAGCACTTAACTCAAACTTGTTATTCCTGTTTTCTTCATTCATCATCTGACTCACTGCTAGTGTAGCCAGCATGATCAAGCGGGCAATAAGGACATTTGGGATTGTCCTCATTCTCCACGTCTAGTGGGTGGAACTTACTTCTTTTGGATTCAATAACACTGCCATCTGGTGTCATAAGCTTAAACCCTGCGGGTACAGCTTTGTTTAACCATGTTTGAATAGTCTCCTTCGTGTTTGTTTTGGTAATTCTAGGAAGTATGCTAAAACAACTATCAAAATCCAATTCAGCTTGTCCTTCATCTTCTTCATCAAATGGATAGCCTGGGTCATAATATGGGGCTTTATTTTCTTTACCCCATAACACCCTCTCCACCAGGCTTCCTTTTGGTGATCCCCATGCTAATTTAGCTCTGAAATAAGAGTTAGGTAAACTTCCTTCTTTTAGGTTTAACCTTTCCACCAAATATAGACTGAATGTAAATTCCCCACACTTTTTCTTTAATACTTCAGGAGTTAAGGGGTTGCCACTAAAATAGGAAAGAACATCTTTCCTATATTCCCATAGTGGGCATTGCCCTTTTTCCCCATATGGGCATATAGGCAGATTTTGTAAACTAGTTTCATGTCTCAATGAATTACTTTCATAACAAAGTGGATGTCTTCTTCTTAATCTATAAATATAAGGTTGACAGTCTCCTTGACTGTTTATTTTACAAGGCCAAATTATCTGAGCACAGCCTGTACTGGAGCAGACTTCTCCTTCTTCATTGGCATGAAAACCATCATCTCCTGAGCAAACTATCATAATGGTAGTATCTTTCCAAGCTAGGAAAGTCACTGACCCTAACGGGGGAACTGGTAAGGTTTCACTACACAATACCCCTGTTTTGGAGCGTCTCCATCTCAAATCTGGCACATTTACTTTGCATCGTTTGTACCAGGATTGGTACAGTCCCCAGACCGCCTGAATGCATTCTCTCAGGTTGCGGCCACTCAGAGGCGTAGGTGAAAGTATCGGCAGGCAGTACTGCGGTGGGTCCACCTCTAGATATTTTCCTTTTCCTTTCGCGCCAGCGGTCGCCTGGATCTCTTCTTGGCTTGCGTAACAAAGGCTCTGTACTAGAGTGAGGAAGGAGTGGGTTAAGTCCAGGGCAGATTGCGTCATGTCTCCTGAGATTACTCAGAGGACTTGAGGTATGAGGCGTTCTAGTCCATGCCCTTTTAAACATTAACATATGCTTATCCCATATATACAGTAAGGGATCCCATTGTTCTGATCCACATTTCAAACATTTATAATATACCTCAGTAGTTTCTCCTAATGCCCCATGGTGTGGTTGCAGACATGCATACCATCCCATCTTAGCACAGTGTTCTACCAAGGTAGGCTGATAACCAGCTGCGGTTAAAATTGCTCTTTGGAGTATGAACTCACGTTGAAGTCTGTCAGGGAAGAACCTCCCAAGGTCGAACCGGTCATAATCAGTTTCTCTCCGTGCTACTTGGAGCCACTTAAACTTGGGTTCTTCTCCAGTAGGTTCATTTATTGTAGTAGAAGTGCCTGGAAGGGGGTCATCTCTTTCTGAGGTTTCAGCCTCAGAAGGAGTTGTGAATACCTGTTCTTTTGGCAGGAGATATTCTCCCTCTTCTTCATCATGAGGATCAGCATAAGGTTGAAATGGTGCTGGGGGTATATTTACTGGTACCCATAAGTCGTCATCAGGATCATTGAAGGGGAATTCAGCTAGGAATTCCTTCAGTTCTGTTTCTTCTTGCTGGGCAGCCATGATATGATCTTGACTACTACAACAATCAATAGTAAAATCACAATTCCCAAAATAATTGGTTTTATATAGCCAAGGGTTCCAAATAATCCCCCAAGAGCTCCAGACAAAAACTCTCCTACTTTACCAAAGATGTTTGCAGCTGCAGGCCAGATGTCCTTGGTTGACTCAGCTAATTGCCTTATCCAAGCTGGAGTATCTCCCTCGTGGATGTCCAGTCGTAGGAGTTCTGTTTGAGATCTTTCCACTTGGTCTTTTATACTTTCCCATGTTGACGTTACTTGAATTTGTATATTCTTCAATTTTACAATTACGCCAACCAGATGAGGAAGTCTCAATTTCAAACTTGGAACTTGTGGTGTCAGACTTGAGGCTGTTTCTTCGAATTGGAGTGGTGGTTGAATTTCATGTCCCAGGCATTTAACTGTTGCATTGACAGTTACAATTTGTGGCACATAAGGTTTTATACCACAGTCCTGGTAATGAGCCATGTAAATATAACTTCCATTCTTTAAAGGCTCTATGTGTACATATCCAGGATTTACTGTTTTAGCTAATACAGGACAATCACTATTGGTTTGGTTGCCACAAGGCAACACTTCTGTCACTTGTTCACAGATTATATAGTCTTGCTCAGTACATTCTTCTATATGTAAATATTTGGTTTCTCCACATTCTTGATTAACTATTGTATAAGGATGTTGTACTGTTACTAAGGTCAGACTTCCTGCAGAGTCTACAAGGTGACCTATATTATGTACTTCCCAGTTGGTAGAATATACTTGGCCTGGTATTATTATTTCATAATATAAAGCTATTTCCCATGTTGTGGATGTGGGTCTGGAATCCAATTCTTCTACATTGTAAACCAAAGCTTTTGCAGTTCTTCGTAGGATTTTCATATCAGCATCATCTAGATTTAATTGTTCCTGTATCCACTTACTACTAATGTAATTCCAATCAACTCTATTTTCTATTAATAATAATTTAAATTGTGCAAGATGAGTGTGGAAATGCTGGATGGTCACGGCATCGCCCAGAGCAGATACATCATGCAATGTGGCCTCCATGAGAGTAACAATATGATTTCTTAACAGATAGATTCCTGATACAATGGCTTCATTATTTAGGTCTGTTATTTTGGCTATCTGTGTTACAGCATTGGTGATTGCATATCCTGCTTTTTGTAGTTTCTGCCAATTGTTAGTATCTCTTCTGTTTCTTTTATTTCTATCCTTACATTTTATCTTCTGTTCAATGGTCATATTAGGATAATATGGAGGCCATTTGGGATTATCTAGTCCTATAAATGCCCTCTCCTTGGGCATGTCTTGTACTGGAGTTTTCTGAAAATTTAAAAATCCATGTAGTCCTACTAACACTTGATCTATGGTGTATGCCTTTGTGGCTTGCATACATTCTCCATATAATGAGTATACCTCATATTTTGCTTCTCTTATTTTAGTTTCTTTAACACAAATAGGACTAGGGAAATGATTATTATAGGCTAGCCATCCAAAATCCCATAAATATGAGGGTGAACTATAATAAGAATAATACAAACAATTAGTTTTATCTGCTGTAAAACAATCCGTTTTTTCTTCTCCTTCTATAAATCTCCAATGTCTACATGTATATGGATGTACCTTAAATTTAGTGGAATAATTAAAGTTCTTACAAGATGGATGTTCAGTTACATTATTTCTGTAGATTCCACAATCACCTTCCCATAGAGAGTAATCATATTTGGTCGAATTCAATAAAACCACAGCTTCTGGTAGTTTACAGTAATCTAGTCTGCTCAAATTCCTAAATAGTCTATTTTGTCCTTGTGTGTTCCAGTCAACGGGTAAGGCCCTATTTCTTAATTTATTAGTATTATTTAGTAATTTATCTAATTTATTCATTAATAATCTCTCATTCGTTTCTTTTGAATTTGATAAATTGTACCACTGTCCATATAGTTGATCACTACAAAATAGTACATGGGTAAAATTTTGTTGCTTTAGTTTGGGAGGTACCCAAAATCCTCCCATTCTTGCTTGTCCAAAATAAGTAGCAGAAGTCCAATTTTGTGGCCTAATGTTAGAAATTTCTAAATAATAGTCCCAGGCATTTTGTGGAAGACTTTCTCCTCCGGGTAAAGGGCACATGTCGGCTATCACATCATCTGTAGGCCATGGTTTATTATTTTCTTGATACTTGACTAGATAACAATCTTTAAACTCTTGGAAACATCTACTTTGCACATATTCATGTTGTGTTTTAGGGTCTCCTATAGGAAGGTCAAAATTTAAAGTTACATCTTGCAAATTTCTCATTTCCTCTTGTATAATCTCAGTTAGAACACTTTTATGTTCTTGTTTAATATTGAATATAGAGGCCAAACTTTCTGAATTAATCAATAAAATTTGTGATAAACCCAGAACTCTATTTTTTTGTATTATAGGTTTTGGGTGTGGCAATAAAATTATTCCTTGAGGAATTCCAGTTGCATTGACTTCTACATATTTTTCTTCAGTAACTCTAATTAAATCTCTGGCAAATCGCCTTGTTCTTTGTTGTGCCGGAATGATTTCATGAATGGTTGAATTCCAATCAATGACTGGTCCAGGAGTTATTATGGCATGACGCCATTGAATTCTTGCAGCAGTTGTAAAACAAGTGATTAATGCTACTGCTAAGACTATGACACAGAAAAGAATCCATATCATAATCCTAGTAGTCGTAGCACATGCCAAATAACAAGTGTAAGACAATCTTTGTTGTATAGTAGGCTTTATAAAAAGTTCTTCTTCATCTATCTCATCCAAAAGGGCTTTTTTCTGATCAGGGGTTATACCTGTCAGGTTAGATGTCATGATTGTCATGTTCCTTTTCTTGTTCCAAAGGATCCACTCCGTTAGGCTCATTGGAGGTGCCATCCTGATGTGGAGTAAGTTTAAGGTTATCTATACTCACTGTCCTTCGTTGTCCCTGATTGTCCAAAATGACAACAGTCCGGTCGTTCACAACTTCAAGTATCGGTGTAGGCTTCCTCCACTTGGGACGAAGTTGTGAGGGGCGTGCTACCCTCTCCTGGACAAGAAGGCCAACAGAAGGAAGCCAGGAGCGCCTGGAGGCTGGAGGGGTGGAAGGTGGTAACAAAGAAGTACGAACCTCAGAGAGAAGAGAAAGTTCCTCTTCTCTAGTTAAATCAAGGGTATCTTGGTTAGCAAATGGAACGTTTCCATCAACACCGAATAATAATTGGTGTGGGGTTTTCTTATAATGGACACTGTATGTGTTATTTAATGCAAGTTGAATAGTGGGTATTAATGGATACCACTTTGTAGGTCTTCCCACCAATAGTTTAGTAATCAATCGTTTTATCTCCCTGTTTTTCCTTTCCACCATTCCACTACTTTGGGGGTGGTAAGGAGTACTGAATTCCAATTGTATTCCTTTCTCCTTTGCCCAATCAGCAAAGGCAGATGAGGTAAATGCTGATCCTTGATCGGAATGCAGCACCCTAGGAACTGCAGTACCAAGGAGTATATTGAGACTGGTTATTGTTGCATTGGTGGAAGGAGCCTTTGTGGGGTATAACCATGTAAACCCAGTTGCTGCATCAACAACAACAAGGACATATGCGAATCCATGTGAAGGAGGTAAAGGTCCAATATAATCAATAAAAAATTTATCAAAAGGTTTTTTAGGCCTTTGTTGTGGTTTGGGAGGTATAGGAGTCAAGTTTGAACTATCAGTTGTCAAACAAGGTTTGCACATACGGATATGACTAATCACATCCTTTCTCATGTTTGGCCACCAATATTTATCTTGTAATCTAAGAACTGTGGCTTCCCGTCCAGCATGAGAAAATTCATGTGCAACTTTTACTAAGGCCGGTCTATCACTTTTAGGTGGTATAATTTTTTCTCCTTCTGGCCTTAGGACAAAAACTTGCCCCTCCTTCAAAATATATTTATATTTTGAAGGATATCCTTTCATAGAGTGTCCATTAATAAGTTGTTCAAGCTCTGCATCCAGGCTTGGATTTTTAACAATACTATTAACATTATAACTTCCTTGGGTAGCCAATTTATCTGCTAAATTATTTCCTTGTGTATGGATACTTGTATGAGAAGGTTGGTGTCCAGGCTCATGGACAATAGTGATATCTCTTTTGAGAAGAAGGGAATCAGAAATATTTTTCCATTTACTTATATGCTTAAGAGGCTTCTTTTTATTATTAACAAACCCATTAGACCTCCAGAAGGGTAATTCCTCGTTTACGCTTCTGGCAACATAATCACTATCAGTTACTATAAGTACAGGTCCAGAGATATTATTGGCCTTCTTACAAGCAAATTCAACAGCAGATATTTCAGCATATTGTGCTGTATGATCCCCTAAAGGAATTGTCCATTGATGTTCAATAGTTAACTCAGGCTTAAATATAGCTTGTACAATTCCCATTCCTGAGGAATGAGACTTATTTTTATCTGGTGACCTTATTGCCGAGCCATCTGTATAAAAGACAGCTGCATATTCTATAATTGGCAATATTTTAGGTTGTTTTTCAGTTATAGTTTCAGGTACATTTTTTAAATCAGGCAGTGTTTTGTCATAGTGAAAAATTATTCTAGGATCCTCCAAATAACTTAACCAAGTAATCCATCTCGTAGATAATGCTTTTCTTTCAGGCAATGGTGTTTTTTGTAATTTCTGCATTGAAACTATGGGACTATATACCTCAATAGGTTGTCCCAATGCCAAATCAATAGCCTTTATTAAAGCTTTATGCATAGTAACTAATAATTTTTCCAAGGGAGTAAACTTTGACTCAGTGTTAGTGAACACATGAGAGGCATAAGCAATAGGCTTTTGACCCCCTTTATTATAATATCTAATATATCCTGTTTTCGGAGAGGCATTTAACTTAACCACAAGTGGTGACTCATCATCACGCTGTTCTAAGTTTCCTGCATGATTCAATGCAGAAACAATTTCCTCCAGATGTCTGGTGTGTTCAGAAGTCCATTTAATATTATTACCCTCAGCAGTTGAGATAAGAGAGTATAAAGGTTTTATAATTTCAGAGAAGTTAGGTACAAAATTTCTGGCAAAGTTAAAGAGGCCTAGTATGCTTTGTAATTCCTTTAAGGTTTTTGGTGGTGTAATGTTTTGTATTTTGTCCTTAAACTCAGAAGTTAGACCTCTTCCTGTCTGTGTTATGGAAAAACCCAAGAATGTTACTTCATGTCTTAGTAAAGCTGACTTCTTTAAAGAGACAATATATCCAGCTTCTAGAAGAATTTTAAATACCTTTTCTAAAATTTTGAGATGTTCTGACACTGTTTCAGTACTAAAATATATATCATCCACATACACACTTATTCCTGGTATATCCTTTAATAAATCCACCACATCAGCAGTAAATAGAGCAGGACTATTTAAAAATCCCTGTGGTAACCTTGTCCATACATGCTGTTTACCTTCCCAGGTAAAAGCTGTTATCCATTGTGAATCCTTAGTAATTGGATGGGCCCAAAATCCATTAGACAAGTCTATGGTGGACTTGTATTTTTGTCTAACTAAATTTGTTAGTATTCCTAAAGAATGTTGATTTTGTGCTCCTATTAGGGGTATTGTTTTATTTACTGCTCTATAATCTAATACCATTCTCCATTTACCATCTGGCTTAGGAACTGGATATACCGGTGTGTTCATAACACTAGTTTGTTTTACCAATACTCCTTGCTTGAGTAAGTCATCTATCACCTGTTGAATACTAGGCTTAGCTTTTGTATTAATATGGTATTGCCTTTGAGGTCTTGGAGCAACCGTGCCAGTAGCTATATTATGTGGAGGTATTTTTCTATGTCCCACTTGATTTTCCCACTGTTGCCACAGTATATCATATTTATCAAGAAGTTTAGCCAATTGCTTCTTTTCTTCATTATTAATATTGGCCTTGTTGATAAGTTCCTTTTTAAAGTCTTGTACTGGTAATTTTACAGTTAACTCTAAAGGCTGTGGTTTATACCAGGGAATGTCCGAAGGGGAAATGATCACATAATCAAAAGGGGAAGTTGTAACCTCAGCTTCCACTTTTCTCCCCAGTATCTTGAATTTCAAATAGTACACAGGTTGTAGCTTGGTTCCATGTAAAGTCTTAATTTGCGCTTCTCCTATTGGTATTTCTTCTTTCAAAAAAGCTTCTGGTATACACGTTATTTGCGCTCCTGTGTCCCAAAAGCCATTAAGCTCTGTTTTCTTCACTTCCACTGGCAGTTGAAGGAGGGGTGGAGCTGTCATTTTGGTTACCGGAAGTTGCAGCAGGACTTGGTTGTGCTGTTCTTACAGTATTAACTGTTCGGTCTGGTCTTCGCGGAGGTTGTTGATTTTGCCGGGCGTTGTTATTTTTTGGCCGTCCCGATCGTTCTCCTTGGCCTCGTGGAGTTGAACTAGCGTCACCTCCCTGAGGTTCAGGATTACTTCGGGCAGGATTAGGTCCTCCTCCGTATCTGGAGGGTCTGTTAACCTGAGGCCTTAGATTATATCTTGGCTGATCTTCAAAAGAACCAGACGATGATCTTGATGTTCCTGTTGCTTGCGGTGTTGCTGTTCCTCTACCAGGAGGTGGACCTGGTTGCGCTCCTCGTCCTCTCCCTCGTCCTCGGTTTCCTCCTCGCCCTCTTGCAGAGCTGGTTCCTCGACTGGCTGGATTAGGACGAGAAGGGGCCTGGGTAGATCGTATACTCTGTCCCAAGAAGTTTAGGCCAAGTACTTCAAAGGTACGTCTTAAAAACCGAGAGAAATTTTCAATCTTGTCTTGTGGTCTGGGATATTGATCCAGATATCCCTGAAGCATAGCTACAGCTGCTTGTCCGGGTACCAAGGGTCTAATAATTCCCCAGACTAAATCAAAGTTATTATTTGTAAATGTCATTCCTATGTTATAGGCTACTAACAGGCCTTCAGCTTTAGCTACGTCTTCCAGAGTTTTAGGCAATTGGTGTAGAGGAACTACACCATGCACTCTTTGGAATAATACACTTGCAGCATTAGTCCAGGATACACAGTCTACTGGATGTAGCATCATTCCTCCATGTCCTGTTAGTAAAGAGTTTAATACTCTACATCGCACTTCAGGGCTTCCTGTAGGGAAAACTCCTTCAATGGCGGCAGCATGTTTTGCTACCCAAAGTGGTACAGCTTTATGGTCAGTAGGCGTTTCTCCAATTACAGCCTTTATTTGGGATATAGGTAAAACATTTCCTTGCAAGTTTCCTGGCATCATATATGGATTATACATGGGCTGTGGTGGCTGAGATTGAGGCACAGATACCACTGGAGCTGATGGTGCAGATGGTATCATTGGTAACGCAATTGGAGGTGCTGGAGGAGGTTGAACCGGTGGCACATAGGAAGGACCCACTGCTCCCATACTAAAGGTTGAAGGTGGTAGTCCAGAAGGTCCGGATGGGCCTCCAGGTGTGGAGGTGGCCATTGGTATAGCTGGAATGCTAGGCCGTGGGGGTGCTTGACTAGCTGCTGGCATAGTTGCTCTTAGATTACTCAAAGTGTTATTCAAATCTCTATTTTCTCTTTGTGTAACAATTATATCTGCCATCATATTTTCTAGGAGTGTGCAGCAGTATGTGAGATGTTCCCGTAAGGCTCTTTCATTATCAAGATCTGTTATCTCCATAGCTGACAACGGAACAAAGTCCATCCAGGCATTGTCGGAGATAAGGAACATTCCATCTGCTAATGGCCCAAAACGTGATGGGCCCTCTCCTAGATCTATCTGATCAAATGCCCTTAAAGCCTGATTAAAAGTACAACCTATCACTGGGTCTTGTAGTGGATTCATATGTCTATCTTCATCCATCCACTGTGGCTGTGGTAGTGGATTACCACTAGTATCCTGAAATACCACTCTTACCACTCTGTATCTAGAATGGTCTCCCCACCATCCTTCAGTCATAGCAACTGCATAAGTTTGTCCATCCCGAGGATTACCTGGCAGGCCATTTTCTCTTAACAAATAAGTTAATTCAACAACATTCAAATCTCCTTGATTTATAATAGGATTCCCTTGAGCCATTACTTCCACAGTGCAGAAGTTCCCTAGGGTATAGAACCTTCTCTCAATTAAAAACCTGGCTTAAATTCGAGCCCCACGTTGGGCGCCAAACTGTTGTGGATAGATCTTGGAAGCACTTAAGTTGGAATAAAGCCTTTATAGGAGCAATACTCAATTACCCCAGTAGGTGGCAATATTCAACTATCTCACTTTCCAAGTTCTAGTTTCACTTTAAATAAGTATTGAAACAACAACAATAATAATAAAATAGGTTCTCGAATCAAGCGGTTTATTATTACCAGTAAGTTAAATGATAAATGGCATACCCTTACAATCTAACAGCAGAGCAATGAACAAAATAAGATAAAATCTTACCAAGCCTGGAGAGTCCAGTCTCACTCTAGACGCAGCTAGATGTGTGAGTAGGAAGCTCCCGTACAATCTAACAAGATACATTTTATACTCTTACAATTCCTAAGTTACAAGCATGGTTATAGGTTTCAAACATGAAAAAGATAACTCTTTCCTGTGACTAAGATCCTTAAGGGATTCGAACTAATAAACTGGGTGGAGTGTCACACATCCCAGGTTTCTGTTTTCTGTGTTCCATCTCTCCCAGTTTATGCCTAAAGCTATGATTATTTCTTCTATATACTTCTTGCGTAAGCAAAAGCCCAGGCCAAGAATACTGAGATGGCTTGTATTCAACATCTATCAGTATTTGAACTGGGGACTGTTAGATGGCTGCTGCTTGAGTACAAGTTTGTTTCCCAGTGAGTAGAGCCACCCAACAGCTATTCTAATCCTAGAGCAAAATCAAGCATGAAGCACTTAACTCAAACTTGTTATTCCTGTTTTCTTCATTCATCATCTGACTCACTGCTAGTGTAGCCAGCATGATCAAGCGGGCAATAAGGACATTTGGGATTGTCCTCATTCTCCACGTCTAGTGGGTGGAACTTACTTCTTTTGGATTCAATAACACTGCCATCTGGTGTCATAAGCTTAAACCCTGCGGGTACAGCTTTGTTTAACCATGTTTGAATAGTCTCCTTCGTGTTTGTTTTGGTAATTCTAGGAAGTATGCTAAAACAACTATCAAAATCCAATTCAGCTTGTCCTTCATCTTCTTCATCAAATGGATAGCCTGGGTCATAATATGGGGCTTTATTTTCTTTACCCCATAACA